TGCACCTGGAGGGGACTTACGAAATGCTTTAATGCCTTTACCATATAAAGGTCCCGATCAAACATTATTTCAATTATTAGGATATGTCGTTGACAGTGGTCGACGGTTCGCTGCCATTGCTGATATGAAAGTCGGTGAAGGCTCTCAAGCTAATCCTGTCGGTACGACGATTGCTTTATTAGAGCAAGGAACACGAGTCATGTCCGCTATTCACAAACGCTGTCACTATGCACAGAAAAATGAATTTGAATTATTAGCACAAATATTTGCTACCTCTCTTCCACCCGAATACCCTTACAATGTAGAAGGGGGAAATCGAATGATTAAGACAACAGACTTCGATCAACGTGTCGATATTCAACCTGTTTCGAATCCTAATATTTTTTCTATGAGTCAGCGAATTATGTTAGCTCAAAGTCAATTACAATTAGCACAAGCTAATCCTCAATTACATAATGAGTATGAAGCCTATCGAAGAATGTACGAAGCGTTAGGTGTTCAAAATATTGAAGCGATTTTACCACCCCCGGCAAAGCCTCAACCTTTAGATCCTGGTATCGAGAACGCTCAAGCTCTTCGCATGCAAGCTTTAGTGGTATTCCCTGAGCAAGATCACGAAGCTCACATTGAAGCTCACCGTGCGTTTATGAGTTCTTATTTAGTTCGAAACAATCCTCAAGTGATGACTATCTTACAATCTCACATCGTGGAGCATATTTCTGCAATCGCAAGAAATGAAGTCATGGCAGAAGTACAACCAGAGATTAATAGACAAGCAATGAAATTTGGTGGACAGATTCCTCCCGAACTCATGCAACAATTCCAACCAGAGATTGAAAGAAGAATAGCAGTGAAGATTGCTGCGATGATTGATGAAGCGGTAGCGGAAGAACAAGATGCTCTTGGATTTGGTGGAGATGGAGAAGATCCGTTAGTAGAGATTAAACAAAGAGAGTTAGATATCGAGCAACAAAAACTAAACTTAGATGCTGCAGATGATTTAGCGAAACAAGAATTAGAAAGAGAAAAATTATCTTACAAAAAATCTATTGATAATAAAAAAATACAAAATCAAAGGGACATCCAGGACCAAAGAACTCAGGTTCAGATGGCGAGATTAAATGCCTCTAAAAAAAGGTAGATCCCAGCAAACAATTAGTGCTAATATTAAAAAGCTTAAGAAAGAGGGTCGTCCTCAGAAACAAGCAATAGCAATCGCATTAAGTGAGGCAGGTAAATCAAATGACAAAAAAAGTAAAAAAAGAAAAAGAACTTCTCAATAACTGGGAAGAAGTCGACAAAGCTATGGTTGATAGTTTAGTTAAGGAATTTAAAACTCTTTATACCGTTTATTGTTCTCAACAAGTTGATGGATTAGCTATTGCTACTGCATTTCTAACCGTAGGTCAGTGGGCCATGAACAAGGAAATAGGGTTGCAACAAACCCAAGATTTGCTAAAGTTGTTAGCACATTACAAATATGAAGTTGCTGAATTAGCAACAGACAGGACAATACACTAGGAGTAAAAGATGCCAGGTAAAAAATTTCCAGATTTAACAGGTGACGGAAAGGTCACTAAAAAAGATATTCTAAAAGCTCGAGGCGTGCCTGGATTTCAAAAGGGCGGTATGATGAGAAAAGGTCAAAAAGGTTCTGATGCTGAAAATTTAAAGAACATTGAAACACAGCAACAGAGACAATCTGAAAGAGCCAAAGAAGCAGAAAAAGCTGTGAAAGGCTACGCAAGAGAAAAAGCACGAGTTCGTGGAACTGGTTCTGCGATCAGTGGTAAAAACTTTAAAGGAGTATTTTAATGGATAAAATTAAAAAAGTATGGGACTGGGCTAAAGAAAAATGGAACGGTCTTAATAAGCAATTAAAGTTGTTTATTGTAGCTGTTGCTATTATAATTGTCCTTAGTTGGATTATCTAATTAATGTTATCTAAAATTTTAGGTGGATCTTTAGTAGATACTGTCGGTAAAGTTATTGACAGTGTTCACACATCCGAAGAAGAAAAAGGTCAGATCAGAATTAAACTACAAGAACTTGAAAATGAAATTAATTCTAAACAAATGGAAGTTAATTTAGCTGATGCTCAGTCTACAGCTACCGATATTTCAGGTCTACTGCAGCGTTCTTGGCGCCCCCTCATTGGATTTAGTGCAGCGTTGGCCATATTTTTCGAATATGTCCTTAAACCTTTTATCGTGTTCTTTTTAGGAATATTTCAAGTTGATGTTGGTCCTCTTCCTCAAATGAATATGGAACAGTTAATGCCATTAGTCATGGCTTTACTCGGAATGGCCGGCCTCAGGACTTTCGAAAAATCTAAAAAAATTACAAAATAGTGCGATCCGATAATATCTATACGGCTATCTTAAGATTAATTAAGACTAGACAAGAGGATATTAAATCTGCTATTTTGGATGGGAACGTAGGAGATTGGGCGTCGTATCAAAACCTAGTTGGTCAGCTCACCTCATTACGCAAACTCGATACAGATACTAGGGAACTGTTTCGCAAATGGGAGATAGACGATGACTCAGAGAACGGGAATAATACTTCCTGAAGAGAAAAAAATAGTAGGAATAACACCTGCTAAAAAAGAGAAGAAAGAAGAATCACCGGCACTTGATAAAGTCCCCAAACCAACAGGTTGGAGACTAATAGTTCTACCATACCGAGGTGTGGCAAAGACTAAAGGCGGTGTTCTCTTAACAGATAAAGCAGTTGAAGAACAACAGATTGCTTCCGTATGTGCTTTAGTATTAGAAGTTGGTGATCTAGCATATCAAGACAAAGAAAAATTTCCTAATGGACCTTGGTGTAAAAAAGGCGATTGGGTAATTATTGCTAGATACGCAGGCTCTCGAATTAGAATTGAGGGTGGCGAACTTAGAATATTAAATGACGATGAAATTTTAGGGACAGTAAAAAGTCCTGAAGATATTTTAGGAGTGTACGCATGAACGAAGTATTGAAACAAGTTGAAGAACTTCAACGTGAAAAGCAAGCTCGTGAAACTGGTAATATGGAAGTTGAGGTAGAAAGCGTTACCGAAACTGAAAATGATGAAATTGAAATAAAAGAAGAGAAGCCTAAAGGCGATATCGAAGTTCAAGAAGAACCAGAAGAGCAAAAAGTTTCTTCCGAAACCAAAGAAGAAAAAGCTGAATACCTTGATGAGGGTAAAGATAAAGAGAAATACAGCAAGATGGTACAAAAGCGTATTGATGAATATGCGTATCAACTTGGTGAATCTCGTCGAAGAGAAGAAGAAGCAATACAAATTGCTCAAGCTATCAAAGAAGAACGAGATAAAATTAAAGCTCAACTAAATCAAAGTAATGAAGGCTATTTCACTGAATTTGGTGGAAGATTAAGTAATTCAATGGAAGCTGCTAAAGCTAAATTGAAGAAAGCTATGGAAGACCAGGACTATGAAGCAGTGGCCCAGGCTCAAATGGATATCGGTAGACTTGGAGCAGAACAAGCTAGATACGATACAATGAAGCAAGAGCGTGAGCGATTAGCTAAAAACCCTGTCAATGAACAAGAAGAAGTTCAGATACCTAAAGCTCCACAACAACCTGTAAAAGATCCTAAAGCGGAAGCTTGGGCATTACAGAATGAGTGGTTTGGAACAGATAAAGTGATGACCACCGTAGCTGTTGCAATTCATGACGAATTACTTAATGAAGGTATTGATCCACGTACAGATATCTATTATAGTGAGATCGATAAGCGTATGAGGAGTAATCTTCCTCATAAGTTTAACGGGCAGAATCCTGTAGAGGAAGAAGCCCCCGCAGTGCAACAACCAGTCCAAACTGTTGCAAGCGCAAATAGAAACAGAGGCACAGGACGAAACGTAGTTAAGTTGTCAAGCACAGAGCTTCACATGGCAAAACGACTTAATTTAACTCCCGAGCAATATGCGAAGGAAAAACTTAAGTTACAGAACAGGAGGTAACTATGACGACAATAGATAAAACTTCAAGGTCTGCTGAAACCCGTGAGAAAAAAGCTCGTATTAAACACTGGCAACTACCAAGCTCGTTAGATACACCCGAACCACCAGAAGGTTTTAAGTTCCGTTGGATAAGAGCCGAGGTGCGAGGATATGAAGATAACAAAAATGTTATCGGTCGACAAAGACAAGGTTATGAACTTGTCAGAGCTGATCAATATCCCGACTTTGACTTTCCATCTGAAGCTACTGGAAAACATCAAGGTGTTGTTTCGGTTGGTGGATTATTATTGGCCAAGGTTCCAATTGAGATCGCAAAAGAAAGAGATGCGTATTATTCATCTCTAGCACAAGATCAACAGACTGCTGTTGATAACGATCTAATGAAAGAGGAAGATCCGAGGATGCCAATTAGTAAACCACAACGACAAACTAAAGTTACGTTCGGTGGCTCGAATAAAGATGATTAATTTTTTTTTCGACCAACACGTAGCACTTACTAACCATACTTTTAAAGGAGTATAACAATGGCAAACCAAGCTAACGCATATGGTTTTAGACCAGTTAGAATGTCAGGTTCAGGTCCGTCCACAAACGGTCAGACTCAATACCTCATCGCTAACGGTTCTGGAACTGCAATCTTTCAGGGCGATCCTGTACAGATGACAGCTAATGGTGTAATCAATGTAGCCAACGGTGTTTCCGATGTAGTAGTAGGTGTTTTCAATGGTTGCGAATATGTAGACGTTAACACAAGAAAACCCGTTTTTACAAACTACTTTCCGGCAAACACTTCAAGCTATGATGGTATCATCAAAGCTTTCGTAATCGACGACCCAAATCAATTGTTTGAAGTTCAAGCAGTTGGTGCATTTGCAAACACCGATATTGGTGCAACTGCTAACTTAGTATACACTGCTGGTTTAACTCACAGTGGTACATCACAAGCTGCAGTAAACGCTGAAACTTTCGGTAACAGTGCAAATAACTCAGTGAAGATCATTGGTTTAACTGGAGATCCAGAAAACCAAGACACATCTTCAAACAACTGTAGTGTCGTTATTAAATGGAACAAGCACTTATACAGTGCTAATACAGCAGGCATATAGGAGGTTAAACTATGGCTATTTCAAGATCCCAACTAGTTAAAGAACTAGAGCCAGGTTTGAATGCACTATTCGGCCTGGAGTACGACAGATACGACAATGAACACGCTGAAATCTTCGACAACGAGTCATCTGACAGAGCTTTCGAAGAAGAAGTGATGCTTTCTGGTTTCGGAACTGCACCTACTAAACAAGAAGGTGAAGGTGTATCCTTTGATTCCGCAAACGAAACCTTTACAGCAAGATACACACACGAGACAATCGCACTTGCATTCTCTATCACTGAGGAAGCTGTAGAGGATAACCTCTATGACAGACTTGCTGCTAGATATACAAGAGCATTAGCTCGTTCAATGGCAAACACAAAGCAAGTTAAAGCTGCTGCAGTTCTTAACAACGCTTTTGCTTCTGCTGGCGCTGCAGGATCAAATCCTGGTGGTGACGGTGTATCTCTGATCAACACTCAGCACCCATTACAATCTGGTGGTTACTTACAAAACAGATTGTCAACAGATGCTGACTTGAACGAAACATCACTCGAGCAAGCACTTATCGACATCGCTGACTTCAGAGATGAGAGAGGCTTAAGAACAGCTATCAAAGGTATGAAATTAATCGTACCAAGACAGTTACAGTTCACTGCTGACAGACTTTTAAACACAAGCTTAAGAGTCGGTACATCAGACAACGACATCAACGCAATCAGAAACATGTCAATGATTCCTCAAGGTTATGTCGTGAACCACTACTTAACTGATGCTGATGCTTTCTACATCAAAACTGATGCTCCTAATGGCTTTAAGATGTTCACAAGAACACCATTAAAGACATCTATGGAAGGTGATTTCGACACAGGTAACATCCGATACAAAGCAAGAGAGAGATACTCATTTGGTTTCTCTGATCCACGTTGTGTATTCGGTACTAACGGTGCATAATCATTAAACTAAATAACATTTTTAAAGGGGGCTTTGATGCCCCCTTTTTTTATGGTATACATATACTTATCTAGCGTAACTAACGAGTCATACAGGCAGGGCTAGACTGACGGTATAGAGACTGTATGGCGAGGTCTATACAACCTAGGAGGTTTCAATATGGGCAAATCAACATGGTCGGGTCCAGTAATTTCTTTAAACGGATTTATTGGTGGCCCAGACGTAAACGCAAGCGATACACAACAAGGGGGTACAAATCCTTGGGGTTATCAAAGCAACACAGCAATCTATGATGGCACAAATACACTACTCGCTAATACTAATGAAGGTGTATTAGTATATGTTCAAGATGGAGCTAACGGAGCAGCAACTTATGCTTTCTCTGATGGCACCACTTGGTTACGTTGTGATACTAGAGCTAACATCTCAGCAACATAAGGAGGTATATTATGGCCTTCGATAGTGATGTAAGTGTAAAAAGTAGTGGAACAGGCGAACTACACCCGGCAAGAGCAAGACTAAAAGGTTTTGTTATTTCACCAGGTGGAGCTGCAGGTTCGGTCGTATTTAAAGACGGATCTACCACTAAATTTACAGTCAACGTTGTTGCAAATACATCTGATGTAGCAATGAATATTCCTGAACAAGGAGTATTATTTAAGACTAATATTAACGTTACTTGTACTAACACTACAGTAACTTGTTTTTTCACAGGTGCGTAATGCCAAGAAAAGCAGATAAGCAACCACCGAAAACTAAAAAGTATTTCCGCTCTACCAAAAGTGGAGCGGGAATGACTCAAGCTGGGGTCAAGCGTTATAGAGCCGAGAACCCTGGTTCAAAGTTAAAAACCGCAGTCACAGGAAAAGTAAAACCTGGAAGTAAAGATGCCAACAGAAGAAAATCTTTTTGTGCTAGAAGTGCAGGACAAATGAAACAATTTCCTAAAGCTGCCAAAGACCCTAATTCAAGATTAAGACAGGCTCGTAAACGTTGGAGATGTTAAATGGAGATAAGCGATAAGACAACAGTTGGTATGCCAAT